TTCATCAGGTAGTCCGCCGCCCAGAGCGCCGCCATCGTTTTGCCTGTGTTACCCGAAGCAAACACACATCCGTTACGGCGGAAAAGCAGAAACGTGCTTGGCACCATGAAGCAGTACTTAAAACCGTCCGTTGAAGGTACTACCGATACCGTTTTCGCGTTACGATTTTTAAGCGTCAGTAATCCTCTACCGCCCCCTCTGTTAGCGTTTCGCGCTGTTACGGTATAGCACACGCCCCCTCGATATCGTTCGCGGCGGTCTTCAGTAACGCGTGCGGTACAGCCGTTGGTATTCCAAACGAATTGCACAAAATCTGCAGACGCTTTCGACGTTGTGGAGAAGTTCGGGCCTTTGTTACCGCTCCGAACAGAACCATCCCAATGAACCACTTCTTCTGCCACAATAGCACGCTGCGCTGCTGAACACTGCCAGAACCGTTCGTCAAACTCCTTGCATCTTATCGGCGCGTTAAATGTGAAGATTACAAACCCTTGCGCTGTCTGCGCAGTCGATACGCGCGCGTCAAAAGGAATGCCTGCTTCGATAAGGAGTTGTCTAAGCCGTACGATTTTGCGTTCGCGTTTTAACCGTATTACGCATCGAGTTGTTTTTGAACTGAAGTGTCCATCAGCGATCACCGCCACTTGTACACGCAGCTGCGCTTCGCTAAGAGCAATCCCGTCGCCATACGGCAGGTTAAATATGGTGGGAATGGACATATGTCCGAACCCTACTGTGTCGCTACCCGCTTTGCGAGGGTTGCGTCGGCGCGCGCCAGCATGCCAATCATCGTGTGCGCTTAGCACTTCGGCCGCCGACATCACACACCACTTGTTTGACACATTGGAGTGAATCAGCGTCCTGTGCTCGGGGCTTAGCATTTGATCCAGCCCGTACTTTGTCTTGATACGCACCATAGTGTCGCACGGTAGCTTGACAAATTTCGTAGGCGTAATGAACTCCGCAGCACCCGTGTCTGGGTGGTACTGCGCCACAAGCCCCCCTGTGTAATCTGCTATACGTTTCCAGCCCGTGGGGCTCAAATACTCCGTATCTGCGTCAACACAGCCGGGGTCGTTGAAGCAGAAGGCGCGGCGGTGCAGGGTCAGAAAACTGGCGGTCTCGATCTGGTGCGCCATCGGCTTGTAGCGCCCGGGCCAGTCGTACTTGCCTGCGATGGGTGAGGGCGCGGAGCGCACGCCGAGATTGCGCAGCACGCGCATCTCGTCCAGCCCCCAGAAGACGGCCACCGTGGCCCCGCCGCCCGGCAGCTGCTCGACTACCCGCGAGCGAGGGATGATGGTGTAGCGCTCTGGCGTGCGCGTTCGGATGAGCACCGCTTTGTTGTCGAGAATTTCCATGTCACCGTCCGTTGTCGGCTCGATTCGCTTTGCGCGGTCGCAGGCGGGTGTTGCCCGTACTGCTCTTGCCGCCGGCGCGCAGGGGCTTGATATGGTCGATGTCTTTCCCTGCTCGATTGATACCCGCCTTGTCGTACGCGCGTCTGGCGCGCTGGCGTTCGATCTGATCCTCGGTCTCTCCGCTTGCCTTCTGCAGTTTGTACTTGTGCTTCCAGTCGCGTTTTTCAGCCATCACACACTCCTATGATGTTCAGGGTGATGTTCGCAAGTCTTGACAGGGCACCAGCCGCACAGCGGTGTAGCCCGAGGATTCCACACATTGTTATTGTAAGAGGCGGACAGCTTCGCCACGCGCTCCCGATACTTCCACCAGCTGTCGTTCATCTCTTCGCGCGTCATCTTCAGCTTAACAATGTCGTTCTTTAGCAGAAAGATCAGCGCGGAGTTGACGCGACGAATGTGCGGAAAGTTTGAGAACGTCATCAGTGACATCAGCACTAGCTGATCTCGATCCGGGTAGCGGTTGTTGCCCGTCTTCCAGTCGCCAACCCACGCTGTCAGGTTGTCGTCGTCGACGATGAGGATGTCCGCTATCCCCCGCACCCACGCGTGGGGGGACTTCCAATCGCAGGGCGTGAGCAAATCAGTCAGCGCCATCTGGTACTCGGCAAAGCGTCGGCCGGGCTTGCTGAGCAGCGCGTCCACCGCCGACTGGAACCGCGCGTGCTCTTCTGGCAACGGCGTGCCGTCCTTGATGTACGCCTCGATGGCGCTGTGCACGCGGTTGCCGTAGCGCGTGGCTTCGGTCTCTTGGAACGGGTGCAGCTTGAGCACGCGCGTGTGCTGATACCGCCGCGCGCAGCCCTCAAAGTCCTTCAGCGACGAGTGAGACCATTGGATCGTTTTCATCGGTCGAACCTCGCAGTGTCGATGGCTTCGCTGAGCAGCCGTGCAAACTCGGTGACGAACGCCTCGGTGTTCGCTCGCGCGGCGAGCGGGTGCTCCATCGTGTCGAGCACGGCGTGCGTGATCTCGTGCCACAGCACTTCGTTGCGTTTGGCCGGGCCGATGCGCCTGCCGTCGCCGTGGTGCGTGTAAAGCTGCACGCGCTGCATCATGTAGAAGCAGCGGCCGATGGTGTCTTTGGTCGGGTCAGCGCCTTGGATGACCTCTACCGCCCACGGCTCGCCGTTAAGCTTGAAGCCGGTGGGGGTGGGAACTTGTTTGACTGTCATGGTGAGCCCTCATTGTTTAGCTAGGCCGTAGCGTTGGTGCACCCCGCCGTCGGCCGCCAGCGGGATGTCAGGCATGTACTTAGGCGCTTTCGTCATCTGTTCCAGCACCCAAGGCAGCGCCTCGTCTTTCTCTGATTCGTGCGCGACGGCAAGCTGCTCATCGTGCACGGTTCCTGCAACCGGGTATCGCTTGCTTACGCGCAGCATACCATCAGTCATGATGATGCGCGCTAGCCCCTGCGTTGTGTTGTTCGTAATCTTACCGGCGTAGAGCTTAGTGTTCTCGCCGTACACCCATTCGATGTTCTTCTTGCCGTTCTTCGTCGCTACCTGCTTTCGTAGGTTGGGGTACTTGAGACTCATACCGTTGGGCATGACGATCTCTTCCTTGCGAAAGACTAGGCATTTGTGCGTGTACTCTTCACCGCCGAAGAGCGAGCGTTCGATAAGTTTGTCGTAAAGCTCCCAAAGCCCCACTACCGGGTGCGCCGTGGCGCGGTAGATGTCGATGATCTTCTTGGCGGAGACGCAGTGGATCAACAGCTCGTCAGTTGTGCATGTGCGGGGGATGGCCGCCATCTGCTCAAGATTAGGCGCCCAGTCGAGGAAGCGATTGATGTAGTCTCGGGTAACGCCCAGCTGCTTGGCAAACGCCTTGTCGTAACGCACCGGCGGTGCGCCGAGGAAGCCTACCAAAAGCTGCCCAGCAAAAGACGCCCAGCCGAGACCGTAGCCGCAGTTGTGCACGACCAGCGGGCCTTCACTCGTCAGTATTGTGTAGCGGTTCCTCGGCCCTGCGTAGGCGATGTCGTAGGTCTGCATTTTCTGCTTCAAGGGCTTCGATGCGTCGCCTGAACTCGACGACTTCTCGGGCCGTGATGCGGCGCTTGTTGGCCATGTTGACGCTGCGTGTGACGAATCGAAGGTTACCGGGAACGTAGCCCCCGTTGTTGTCGATGCGATCCAGTTGCAGCGCGGGCTGATCCCAACCGTCGAGGCCAACAAGGTAGCGCAGAAACTCCACGCGGTTTTCAACCCACGCAGGGTGTACCGTGATACCGCGCCCGCCATAGTCTGGATAGACGCTACTTTTAGGGTTGGTGCACCTGACAGTGATGGCACTGATGCGGTCGAGTAGTCTTTGGCGGTGCTCTCTTTCTGGGCAAACGACGGTGTACCCCAACGCGGCATGGCGTGTTTCGATTGCTTTGGCGTAAGCACAGCTTCGGCAGCGGGTGCTCCTTCCGGCCAGTACGTTCTGGCGATCAACGAAGCCTTCCCAACCGCAAGAGCACCGCATGGTTGGGTGATACGCGCCGTTGCGTTTACCCCAGCCTGTACAGGTAAGTTCGCCGATGACAGCGCCGACGTCAAAAGGGAACGGTTTGCTAGGACCTCGCTCCACGCCGCCCATCCATGTTCCGTCAGAATTTCGTGGTCCGAAGTTGCGCTGATCCCCAACGCTGTCAGTACTTCCTTCTCGCCCTGCGGCACTACCCCTTGATGACATACCCACTCCTTTCCATCCCAGACCGTATCCGTAGCCTGCACCTGCACTATAGGCACCCACCCGCGCTTTGTCAACACTGGGGTGTCCGCCCCAAAGCACCCAAGCAAAGCCGACTTCGCTGACTGACGAAGCGATGGATGGCTGTCTTTGGTCAGCCCCGGTATGCCAAACATCTGCGCACCGAACATTGCATAGGGGTCTTTCTTAGACCTAAAGATGTCGAGCATTTCTTCGTAGTCAGCCTGCCATGCCAACACTCGTGGTTCGATCTGTGACAGGTCGCCCACCACCAGCACGTGTTCTGGCGGCGCCATGATCGCCTTGCGCAAGAACGACCCGCGCTTTAGGTTCTGCATGTTAATGGCTGCACCTTTTGCTGCAGAAAAGCGCCCGGTTTTGGCGCCGTAGTAGGCCACAGGGAACGGCAGCGTGCCTCGGTTGGCGATCTCAAGGAAGCGCTGCGCGCGGGTGCGCTCGGTTGTGCTCTTGACCCGCAGGCGTGTTTCGCACAGCAGCGCGACGTCGGCGTTCTCGCCATGCAGCATGGCTTGGAACATCGCGTCGTTCTTGGCGAAGGCGAACGTGCGCCCGACCGGGTTGGGCGTCTTCTTGGTGGGGCGCTTGGGTTTGGTAGGCGGCTCCACACCCATCATCCGCAGCACCTCGGCAAACTGTTGATCGGAAGCCAGCGCCGTCTCGGGCACGCCGAGCATGCTCAGCAGCGCTTCGCGCTCCTCGCGCTCCTCGGTGAGTGCGTGCTGCAGCATCTCATCGTCGAGCCGCAGCAGCGGGCGCGTGTACATGCGCAGGGTCATGTCGATGACGCGAAGCTCGCGCACCGGGTAGCCATCGCTGAGCCGTTTGAAGATCTCCTCGCACAGGAAGACGTCGTGCTTGCAATACTCCGCAAGCTCCTTCTCGACCTCCAGCGAGAGCGTGCCCATCATCCCGTCAGTGCTGTGCACGGCCTGCCCTTTGGGCGGCAGGCCGAACTCGTCGGCCAGCTTTGCCAAGCTGTTGCCCACCTCGATGCCGCGCAGCGCACGCGCCATCGACAGCGTGTCGAAGATGAAGCACGGCTGGTGCCCATACACCCACGACAGAATGCTTACGTCGAACTGGGCGTTGTGCGCCAGCACCGCCGTGGTGCTCCAGTCGATCTCGTTGAACACGCGCTTCAGGTGCGTGTACCCCACCCAGCGGGGCGTGTCCGGACTGCCAACGATGTGCAGCGCCGCGCCCCACACGCCGAAGCGGCGGTCACGGATGTACTCCTCGTTAGTCATCTTGCTAAGTGTGTATGACTTGCTATCCCACTTTGTCTCAAAGTCGAGTGCAAGAATTTGTTTGTAAGGCGTGGGCATTTAGCACCTCTCTAGTGTTGAGTGTTGTTACGTATCTCTTGCTGCGCTTGCGTGTAGGCGTTAGTCACCATGCTCAGCATCGTGGTCACATGAAAAAAGGTCGTCTCGTGCAGCGGGTAGACCGATACCAGCCCGGTCTCGACGTCTCCCGTTACTATCACTCCCGGTTGCTGCGTCTTGAATGCGGCTATCACCGCCCGCAGTGCGCTGCTCAGCGCCGCCAGCGCTTCGGGGTCGTCCCGTAGCTGGTGGTACGCCCTCGCCAGCGCCTGCACATCGCTCTTCATAGTCTCGTCGGATGGCAATCAGCACCTCCTCTAGTTCGTGTAAATTGTTCTCGTTGACTACAAGCGCTATGCCTCCGGCCGCGCGTACTTTCTGAATAGCCGCTTCCTGCAGCGCGGTCGTCTTGCCGCGCCCGGCTTTGGCCTCCACTGCAATGAAGCGCCCGTGGTGGCATATTTGAAAGTCCAACACACCACTCACGCCAAACCCTGTGCCGATGGGCATGACATAGTACGCGCCGTGCTGCTTTAGCAGTGCGCGTACCTTGCCCTTGACTTTCGCTTCTGGAGTCGAGGCCATATTCTTGAGTATTGGTCCGGGGGAAACGCAGATTCCGCGCCCCCGGGGTTCGCGGTAGAGGGGTGGCGTAAGGCCGTACAACGATAGGCAACCTTACGCCCGGCCAGACCTTCACATCTGCGAGGCCCAGTCTGACCGGCTCACCACGCCTACTGGTTCAGGGGTCCGGCCTCCATCTCGATAAGCAAATCGATGTAATGCTTCGCCTTGTGCAGATCGGCGATGCCGCCCTTGCTGCGCCAGCGGGAAACGTACTTGATTACGTTACCCTCCATATAGCCGATATTATTCCTGTAGATAAACTCCACGGGCTGAATAGGCATTTCTTTGTAGTGACTGCCGTCAACCTGCACTGCGAGCGCACTAGGCGGTGCGTCCACGGCGCCGATGGGTTCGTCTTTCATTCCGGGAATCCAACTAGCTTTGGTCATGGCGAGATTTTTGCTTACGTTCGCTATTGCGGCGCGGAGTTTCTTTATGAGCAACCGTCGTGCGCCGTACACCGACGTTTTCTCTGCGGGCGCGTGGCATGCAGTATAGCCCGCGCGGGGGAGATGCGCACCCCTAGTCATCGGAATCTTCGTGCGAACCCGGGGCGCCGGGGGTTCTGATGTCGACCTCGGGCACCTCGACGGTGCCCCACCGATGGCCGCACAGGTCGCACTTGCGCTCTCGAAACGTCCAGCCGTCGTCGAACAGCTTGCGGGTTTGGAGGACTTTGGTTTTCCATGCGTTGCACTTGATGCAGACGCTCACGCTTCCCTCGCTTTCAGCATGGCGTCGGCCAATGTGTAGGCATCGCGGGCGTACATATCTGGCCCCGATTGCGGCTGCACCGGGCATGCCAGCAGCCCCTGCAAAGCAGCAGCGGCGAAGTAATCGCGCAGGGTCATGCCCTTGGAGTATTCGACGCTTTGGCCGAGATCAATGATGACCGGAAACGCCGTCCCGCTTGTGTCTTTAGTCATGCTGCCTCTCGTAGTCGCTCTGTGCTGATGGCCCCCGCCATCCGTTGAATCATTTCTTTCTGCGCCAACCGCTGCTTGTAGGTGCGCTGGCGCTCGGCTGCCGGGGTTTTTGCGCGGGGCTTGTCGCGCCCATAGCCAAACTTCCACACAGCAGTGGCGTCTCGCCCCTTGACGTCCTTCTCCCAGCCCACAATGTGCGCCATCTTCTGCTTGTGCATCTCGCGCACGTATCGACTGACGGTTACAAGGTGCAACCCCGTTTCCTCCGCGATATCGTGCGCGGTCATCTCGTTATAGAAAAGCAGCTTGACGACGCGGATCGTCAGGATGGCGTTCATCTTGACTTGTTTGGAGCGGATCATGCTCATACGATATTCCCCAACGGTTCCCACAGGTTAGGATTGCTAGGCTCGCGCATCGTAGTGAGCCCTGGGTTGTCGCGGTAGACCCAGATGCGTGGCTTCTGACGGGCGATCCTGTCGCGCAACTCATTGCGCTGGGCGAGGATGCACTCGGGTCGGGTGCAGTGGTAGCTGCAGGTGTGCAGGTTGCGGTCAGAGTTGGTGGTCATGTCAGCACCCATTGTTTTGCCTTCTCAAGCATGAACAGCGCGTCGGCGCGGCTAAGCCGGCTGCTGCGTATGATTAGCACTCCATCGGCGTCGTAGCCAATGACCATGACGTCGGTCAGATTGTCTTTGCGAGTGAACTCCAGAGCAGACAGCAATGCCTGCTCTGGTGAGAACGCCGTACTCGCAGGAAGCGCGATGACGTTCTCGTTGTTCATTTGCTCAAACGATCCTTGAGCGTATAGCCCATCAGCGGCCAGACCTTGTCCACCGCGTTCCCGCGGGCGATCTTGCGACCGATCTCGGCGTCGAAGTTCTCGGGCGAAGCACAGGCCGACTCCCCCGTGACGGTGAACCCGTTTCGCAACGTCAGCACGCAGAACGTGAGAAGCGTGTGCTCCTGCGTGATGGTCTTGTAGTGGTCGTCGCACATGCGGGCGTGCCCGGCGATTCCTTCTGCGGCGGTGAAATAAACCTCCTTGATGATGTTCGCCTCGATATCGGCCGGCGTGATGCGCGGTGCCGTCAAGCCTTTGGCTTGGATCTCTTGCTCGATGTCGTTCATTACCAACTCCTTAGTTGCAGTGCCGCCTCAACAGGCAGCGTTAGGG